GCACTGAGCGAAGAGATTCCCTTTGGTGATGACTATGCTGAGCGTGTCAAGGCCTTTGAAGCACGCAACATGGAACTCTACGGCTATCCCAGCTGGTACGAGTGGCAGGTCAAGCACTGGGGAACCAAGTGGGACGTGGCAGAAGTCTGGGAAGATGCCGAAGCACCTGACGAAGGCAGCACCATGATCGGCGTCAGCTTTAACACCGCATGGGCACCGCCAATCCAGTTCTATCGCTCCATGACTGAAGATTTTGGTTTTGAGATTGAAGCTCACTACCTGGAAGAGGGCGTGGGATTCGTCGGTAAGTACACGTCTGAGTCTGGCGACGACTGCTATGAGCTGGATGACATGGATCTTGCTACGGTTCCACAGGACATCAGAGATCACTGGGATCTTGACAGCATCATGCAGAGCCGCGAAGAGTGGAATGACACTGACGAAGACATCAACATGGATGACGAGGGTGATCCAGTTGAAGGTACTGAAAGCGAGCATGGTTGACAGATAGCCAATCCGTGCTAATGTAAGCTATGAAACGCAACGGAGCCAATGCCATGTACGTGGATGTGACCAGCAAACCTTTCATTGCTCCAGCATTGGCCACTGAATTGGTCACTGCTGCTTGGCAGCTTTATCGCCAGCAAGGCTGGGCTGACCGTGCCAATCGCAGCGTGGTCACTGAACCAATCTATGCCGTGAAGAACGTGCCAGAGCAGAACGTGCACACCGGCGACATGATCGTGCCCAGCCTGTACCAGACCTTGGTACACAACGCTGTGGCGCTGGACGAGCCCACGTCTGACATACCATTAGACAAGGCCATCCATCTGGAGATCACCGACGAGATCCGCGCAAGGGCTGCAGTTGATCGCGAAGTGGTGATCAACGACAACGTGATGCGCACGCTGCAGGAGGACCACAACGAGTTTCGCAGCAACATGGCCAAGCTGCTGCACCAAGATCTCATACGCCTGCAGGACTTCAAGACCTTGGCCTACATCACTACCATGGCAGAAAGCGTGCGAGCCAAGTCCGAGATAGAGACCGTGGTGGACCGTGCCATAAACAGCGTGCTGGCGCCAGTGGATCACACCGTAGATGTCACGGTAACCATACTCAGCACTCGCTATAACCAAAATTGGAACACCTACAACCATGCAGCTATCACAGATGACGGCTGCGTGGTCAGCTTCTTCCAAAAGACACGCCTGGAACCCATGAGCACAGTGAGGATCACTGCCAAGGTCAAGGCTCATGGACGTGCTTGGCATCGCCCTGATCTTGCAGAAACACGCCTGAATTACGTGAAAATTGTCAACGATCTCAAGCGCAAATGAGTGGTTGACAGGCTGCTAGCCTGTGCTATGTTATAGCTATAAATACGCTAGTTGCGAGGTCTACATGAAGATCACAGAAGTTACCCAGCCCAGCGATCAGCGCTTGTTTGAAGAGCTAGACAAGGGCAATGACACTGGTTATGCTACCGCTGATCTGGTCAAGGTCGTGCGCCAGCACCAGAGCGGGCAGTGGAGCGAACCCATGACAGCTGATCAAGTCACAGAACATCTGAGGAAGCTGATCGGTGCAAGTACGGTTTGAGATCTGTCCTCTGTTTACCGAGACCTTTGCCAATCACCCAGAAGTGTTGGACAAGATACATGCCTTCATGGCGGCCAAGACTCGCGATCCACTAGCAGCATTTGGCAGCAGTGACACGCAGTTTAACAGCAAGGTGCCTCTGGGTATAGCAGTTCCCAAGCTCAAGCATGCCAATCTCAGCAACGATCTCAGATTGTTCTACACTGTTAGCGGCAGGGATCCAACCGTGTTCAAGCTCTATGCTGTGTACTCACATGATGAGAGCGGCACTGGACAGCCCAGCAACATCAAACGCCAGAAGAACGCAGGCAAGCAGATGGCTAACCAAGCGTTCCAACCATTCCTCAAGCAATAAATCACTTGACAGTGCATGGCAAGCATGCTAGTGTAAAGCATGAAACACACACAGGGACTCAAGATGAATGACAAGGTGATAGTCACAGACGCAGATGGCGTGCTGTTGAACTGGGAATGGGCGTTTGAAGTCTGGATGGAAGAGCACGGCCACAAGCTGCAGCCAGATCATGCCGGCGCTTATGACATGGGCCTGCGCTATGGCATCACCAAGGAAGATACCAAGAAGCTGATCAAGCTGTTCAACGAGAGCGCTGCCATCGGTTTCTTACCTGCGCTGCGCGATGCTACCTACTACGTCAAGCTGCTGCATGAGAAGCACGGATACGTGTTTGACGTGGTCACCAGCCTCAGCACCAACTCCTACGCACAGAAGCTGCGCAAGAAGAACCTGCGCAAGCTGTTCGGTGAAACTGCTTTCCGCAAGTTCAAGTTCCTCAGCACAGGTGCCGACAAGGATGCTGCGCTGCTGCCCTACAAGGATTCAGATCTGTTTTGGATCGAAGACAAGATTGAAAACGCAGAGCTGGGACACACCCTGGGCATGCGGAGCCTGCTGATGGCACATGGTCACAACTACACATATCAGCATGATGACATCCGGGTGGTAAAGGATTGGTCAGAGATCTACGAGATCATACTAGCGAGCGAATCTTGATAGCACTGACAGGTCACACCAATGGCATAGGCAAGGAAGTGTTCTCTCGCATTGGTGCTGATGCTATTGGATTCAGCACCAGCAATGGCTACGACATCACTTCGCCAAGCAGCAGGCGCAAGATCATTGACCAGGTGCAGGACTGCGAAATATTCATCAACAACGCACAGGCTGGCTATGGCCAAGTTGATCTGCTGATAGAGCTGTTCCAAGCTTGGAAGGATCAGCCACGCCTCATAGTGAACGTGGGCAGCAGGATAGCAGAAGTCACGCTACCCAGCCATAGGCTGCATCTGCTGCACTATTCTGCGCAGAAGAAAGCTCTCAAGGCCACTGTAGCAGAGCTGCAAGGCTATGTCTGTGCGGTGGAATATGTTTGGTTTGCCTACGTTGGCACGGAAAAGATATTAGCCAAGTATCCGCATTTCACCACAGGCGACTACATCACCGTGCCAGCTGCTGCCGACATCATAATGCAGCCTGTGCAGGATTATCTCAAGCGTAACGGTTCGGGCTTGTTACCAGCCAGCTTATCATTGCTGGCATCTGGCCAAGCGTAGATATACCCGCCAGCAAAGTCTCTGACAACTAGGAACTTCATGCCTGGCACCTTGTACACCAGTGTCTGTGCTTCATAGCCAGGTATGGTGTTGCCAAAATCCATGTCAGCTGCGTCAACCTTCTGTGCATTGGTCTTGAGCCACTGCGCCACTGCTGATACTTCGCGATCGCTGTTGGGACCCTGTCCACCGAGGTTGGCTACTAGGCTGATCTCTTCTATGGGAGTATCAGTGAAAGCACCCATGGTAGCACGGCCCATGGCACGTATTGGGCGCTGCATGTAACCTGGTAGGTTCTTGATCTGGTGCCATTCTGGGTTGATGGCATTGGGATCTGTGGCTGCTATGGCCTTGTTGATCAGCGCCGGCACTGACGCCGGCGGAGGTGGTTCTGGAGTGACTTCCTCATGATCCACGTCACCTGGCATCTCAGGTTCGTTGGCTATGGCATCTGCGGGCACGTTGATGCGGCTCATCATGTCGCGCATGGCATCTGTGGGAGTGATGTTGCCCACAGCTCTGGCAGTGCTGGCTGCAGATGCTTTGGTGAGATTGGGCGCTTCAGGCGCTGCCTTGAAGTCTTCCTTGCCCTTGGGAGGTTCAACCTTTGCCATGGGCTTGGCTTCTGGTTCGTCTAGGAAAGTGCCCCAGTCGATTTCATCAGATTCTGGTTCTTTGTAGGTAGCGGAAGAAGGCTGAGGTTGCTCAGCCTTCTTTTTCTTTGGCTCATCGGCCTCTATGATCTCGTTCATAAGCATCAAGTATTTATGATGCAGATGACGTTAGTTATAGACCCATCACACCTTTGACATCGGGAGGAGTCCAACCTTCAGGTTTCAGCACCTTGCCATCCTCACGACGTATGACCTTGCCGTCCACCAGCTTGGCCATGTTGCTGCGATGCACTTCAGCAAACACCTTGTCTAGTGGTATGCCATAGGCCACAGCAGTACCGCAGGCGATGTAGATCATGTCAGCTAGCGCGTCTGCTATCTGCACGAGATCGTCTTCGGTTTCGCCCTTGAGGTATTCGCAGTATTCCTCATACAGCAGGTTGATGCGCAGCTGCCTGGCTGCTTCGTCTGGCAGCTGCGGCTGTTCAGCACGTAGCAGGCCAAACGCACTGTGGAATGCATCTACCGCATCATATGGATGCAGCAGGAGATCTGCATCATCCATCAGCGCACCTTTGCCGGGAAGATGTAGCGATAGCTACCAACACCCGTGTTCAGTGTGATCTGGATCACGCCCTTGGTGCTGAAGCTCATCTCGCAGTCTGCTGTCTCGCTCAGCTTGAGCACGCTCATGATCTGCGCGATCTTCCACTTGTGTGCTGCTTCAAACGTTTCGGTCAAGTCAGTAGCAAACACCACGCCGCCGCGCTGTGAAGCAGCGTCTTCTTCACCGATGAAGAACTTGAGCACACCGTCCTGGATCTTGGGGATGAAATACTGCTCATAAGCACCGAGACCAGCTGACGCCCAAGCAAACTGCTGTATGTTGGCCTTGCTGGGCTTGATAGTCACGTCCCAAGCTGGTTCCATGAACTTGGGCTGATCTGGGATCAGCTGCTTGGCCATGAAGCGATAGTTGATGTAGCTCTTGCTCTTGTTTTGATAGCCCAGCTCTGTGGGAACCTTCTCGCCGTTCTTGGTCTCGTACTTGACCTCGACAGTGGAATCCTTGCTGTTGAACTCGCTGTCGCTGGCAATGTGGCCCAGCAAGCTGAGATTGCTGAGACCAAACTCACCGTCCATGTCTGCCACTGCAGCAGTGAAGCTGCCTTTCAGCACCACTTCCTTTTCCTTTTCCAGTGCTTCTATCTTGATTGCCTTCTGATCGGCCGTGATCTTGATCTTGTCAAAGAATCCCGTTGATACCACGTACTTGGTGAGATCTTGGATATAGTCCTTCATTACCTAAAGCCTCCTACTCGATTGCCTATGTTTGATTGGTTGTCTTCTTCAGTCTTGAGCTGCGCGTTTAGCTTGATGCGTGCTTCGCTCCAACCGCAAAGCTCCTGCATGATGAAACGCTTGCTCATCCAGCTGGGAGCCAAGTTGATGGCTTCCATCAGCGTCTTGAGCTCGTCTGGCGTGTATCGCACAGGTGTCATGGTGTGCCCCATTGCCACTTGTCCTGGGCCTATTTCTAGCTTTTCAGTCTTCTTGATTGCCATGTGATGTCCTCTGTAACATGATAGTGTAGCCTGCGATCATTGTCAATGTTGCCTCAGAAGCTGAACAGATCTTCAAAGCTGGTGTTGATCTTGTGCTCATTGATGTTCCATTTCAGCACACCCAGCAGGTTGTCCAGCTTCTTGTCTATCAGCGCTGCTTCCATGGCATCGTGATCAAATGGCAGTTCCTTGAACCACGTGGGCAGCTTGAGCTCGTCAGTTGGATAAGCCACTGATGTCATGCCACTGGGATTTGGCAGCAGCTTGCACACGATCACCTTCTGACCATCCTGGATGGGCATGCTGTAGTTGTCGTTATAGATCCTCTTGAGCTTGTTGTAGTTCAAGCTTGCCAACACATGCCCTGGTATCATCACCTTCTTGCCAGTGCTCTTGCCAATGGTAGCACGCTCAGCAGCTTCCTGATTCTTGGCATGGTTGGTGATGTTGTTGGCACGCTTGGGCGATCCTTTCTCCCAGCCTGGCCAGCTGCGGAACTCGCGCCTGAATGCGCTGATGCGCTCCAAGCTTTCTTCGCGACCGCTGCCAGTCAGCACGCCCACCAACACTTCCTGCAAGAAGTCCTGCACGGTCTTGGGTGTGTCGCTTCGCTTGAGATCCAAGCCCATGGCCTTGATCTCGCCTGGCTTGCCGTTGGTGTCCTTGCGCTTGCCTTCCTTGTCATAGATCAGCACTGCATAGCGCTTCTTGGTGATGAACAAGCCCTTGTAAGCACACAGCTCGCGAGCAGCCTTGATGATCTTGCCGTTCTCTTCGGGAGCATGGAAAGCTTCGTACATGAACTGCGGGAAGCTGGCATTGGTCATGTCAGCGATCTTGTCGTAGAGATCTATGACGTTTTCCTTGGTCCACTCAAAGTCTGCGTACTCTGTGCTGTCCTTCATCACGGGATAAGCTGAGAAGTATGCTGAGTCAGTGTCACCGTAGACGATGCTGCGACCAGTATGCTCATAGGCGCCATCGATGATCTCGTTGATCTTTGATGCCATGTGCTTGACGATGCAGCGACCGCTCAGCGTGGTGCTCTGTGCCACTCGCGGATCATACCAGCGCGAACCGGGATTGCCAACAGCGCCGTACAAGCTGTTGAGCAAAATCTTCTTGATCAGCTGGCGTTGGTCATAGAACACTGCTTGGCGCTTGGCTTCGGCCTTCTCGTCTGGATCGGTGGCTTCGTCAGCCAGCTTGGCCCACTTGCGATATTCTGCCTGCAGTTCCTTGCGTTCTGCGAACCAGCGCGTGAGCACGCCCGGGATCAGGCCCTGCTTGCCATAGTCAAATATGGTACCGTTGGCACTGAGCGTGAGCTGCTTGCCACTGTTCCATACCAGATCATACACTTCCTTGGCCGTGACTACCACTTCGTTGCCATCTTCAAACTGTATGGTCACCGGCGTGTTGTTCTGTTCCATCACAGCTTGATATTCCAGAGTGCCAAACACGCCGTTCCAAGCGTCAGCAAAGCTCTTCTTGGCTGCTACCTGCTGCTTGACGAATTGGTCTGTCAGCTCTGGCTTGATCTGTCCTATGATGGTTTCCGTGCTCATGTTCAGCGCACGGATCACTGATGGATACAGGCTGTTGATGTCAACACCTCCGATCCAGTCGTGCATGCCAGGCTTGGGATCTGCCACGTAAGCACCAACCACTGACCCGCCCATCTCTGATTCTTCGTCCCAGCGTGCCTGCTTCTCTTCTTCTGTTTCTCTGATGCGTGCTGGCACCATGAGATCCATGTCATGCGCAGCGTTCACGATGGCTTGGTCGATCAGCGCCACAGCGCCCATGGTCGTTTGTAAAAGCACGCAGTTGGTGTGCGCGATGTTGTTGGCCAGCTCGATGAACTTCAGCTTGGCATCGATCTTGACCAGCAGCATCACGTCCTGCCTGCTGTATTCTATGAACTTGCGGAAGTCGTTGTTGTACAGCTGATCCAGCGTGCCTTCATATGGTGTCTTGCGATCACCAACTTCATACTCGCCGATGGCATCCAAGCGATAGCTGTGCATCTCGTGGTAGGTATGCTTGCGATACAGCTGCAGATAGTCTAAGTGGCAGCGGCCCACCAGATCATATGTGATGGTCTCACGACCATAGCTCTCATACTCGCGCTTCTTTGGATACTTGTTCCACAAGCACAGGCGAGCAGTCTCGCTCTTGCCCAGCACCTGCACTATGCGATTGTAGATGTAGGGAATGTCAAAGCCCTCTGAGTTCCAGCCTGTGAGTATGTCACAGTCTTCGATCAGCGTGAGGAATATGTCCAGCAGCTCTTTCTCATTTGCACACAGCATGGTATCGGAAAATCCTGCGCAGATGTCTTCTGCTACCTGCTGGCTCATCTTGCGGGGCTTCAACACCAGGGTGATGTTGCGTTCCATCCAGTTGAGATAGAGGCTGATGGCAGTGATTGGCGAGAAAGCATCCTCTGGCGTGCTGAAACCGCGCAGGGGATCAAAGTCAGTCTCAATATCAAAGAAGCCCACGTGCAGCTGCGGTGCTGCTGCATCGCGATAGTTGTCATACAGGCAGCGGAAGATGGGATTGATGTCGCTCTCATGCAGCTTGCCCTTGGGCAGCACACCCAGCTCTCGCTTGAATTCCTTGTCCTTGTTGGTCTGGAACTTCTCTAGCTTTGTGCCATGGATGCTGGTGTACTTGCCTCGTTCACTGGGCCAATATACCACGTATTTGGTTGGATGTTCTGTTAGTACTCGCCTACCATCTGGCAGTCTCTCTGCAACATAGATGGTGTTCTTTTCTCGGTCGATGATGGCGTCGACGTAGCTCATGTATACCTCCTTGCCGCTTGTGGCCGGCGAACCTTGCTCGTTGCTGACTAGCCCAGTCAGACCAGGGTCTTGTATGTGTCACTATTATACCACGCAGCAGCGTCAGAAACGATATCCCTGAGGCTCTTTATGGGCTGCCAGCGCAGGTCTCTCTTTATTAAGCTCGTGTCTGCCAAAGTGAAGGCAGGATCGCCAGGACGCCGTGGTCCAATCTCGTAGTCCACAGGCTTGCCAGTCATCATCTCCACGGTCTTCAGCACTTCCAGCACGCTGTAGCCCTGCCCGCTGCCTATGTTGTAGGCATGGAAGCCCACATTGTCTTGCACCCAGGCCATGCCCATGACGTGTGCGCGAGCTATGTCGCTCACATGCACGTAGTCACGTATGCAGGTGCCATCTGGTGTCACGTAGTCGCCACCATAAACGTGGAACTTCTCGCCGCGCAGCTGGCTCTCCATGATGCGTGCTATGATGTGAGTGGCACCGGGTTCCTGCCCAAGGTTAGCTCGAGGATCAGCACCAACCGCGTTGAAATAGCGGAAGGCCACTGCGTTGAGACCATAGGCAGTGCAGTAATCTCGCAGTATCATCTCACCGACCAGTTTGGTACGACCATAGGGATTGACAGGATTCAGAATGCTGTTCTCACGAGCAGCATCCTGCCCGTCACTGTACACAGAACTGCTGCTGCTGAAGATCACGTTGTTGATCTTGCAGGATCTCAGGTGATCCAACAGCTTCAGCAGGCTTACCACGTTGTTTTGATAGTAGTGTGCAGGATCTGTCACGCTGGGTCCAACCAAGCTGGCAGCAGCGCAGTGTATCACCGCCTTGGGTTTCAGCTCTGTTATGGCTGTGAGTGGCTCAACCCAGTCGTATCTTTGAGCAATCACGCGATCAGCGAAAGCATGCGTGTGGGTCAGCTGATCAGCACGCTCATCTATGATCAGCGTCTTGAACTTGGTAGTGCGCTTGATTTCTGCAGCGATGTGGCTACCAACATAGCCACATCCACCGGTGATTGCGACCCACTGGCTCATGTTAGGAGCGGTTGGCAATCAAGAGGATCTCTTCAACCTCGTCCAGCTCTTCGCGACCTTCTGCCAGCGCATCGCGGTTTTCCTGCATCTTGTAAGCAGTGCGGATGGCCTTGTTCAGCGTGGTCTTCTTGATTTCCAATTCCTGGGCCACTGCGTCCACTGTCTCACGGAGACCTTCCTTCAGTGTCTCAACATCGCGCGTGATAGCCACGCCTTGGTTAATCAGTTCCTTGATCTTGGCCTTGTCGCTATCGCTCAGTGTTCCAATGCTCATCTCAGTCTCCAAAAGTTAAACCTTCTTCTATGTTAAGGTTTTGATGCAGGTATGTCAAGTCAACCCTGCAGCAGCTGGCTGATGCTGATGTCGCTGCTGGCAGACATGGCTTCTGACAGGCTGAATCCGGTGGTTTGTGTCACAGCTACCAGCAGGTTGCTGCCAGCGCCGCTGACCGTTATGCTGTCTGAACCAAACAAGCCATACATCTGCACGCCGTTGTTCCATGGTAGCCAAGTGATGCCATCCGTGCTGGTCCAATAGGTGTGTTGGGTGAGGTTGCTGTATGCTCCTGCTATCCAGTGATCGCTGAACCAGATAACGCTGCGGAAGAAGTAACCCTGCACGGTGAACTGGCTCCACCCGATGCCATCGTTGCTGTATAGCAAGGCACCGCTTGATGCTGCTGCCAGCTGTCCATCTGGATTGCTGGCTATGGCTACCAAGTCCAGCTGGCTGCTGGCACTGCCACCTCCCAGCGGCACGCTGGTGGTTGAGCTGAAGTTGGTACCCAGCATGACGTTGGTAGTGCTGCCTGCATAGGGTTGACCAACCAGCATGCTGCCCGTGACGTTGATGAGATCGCTCACGCTGCTGAAGAAAGGACTGGTCAGCCAGGTTGGGTTGCCCAGGTCAGGAGTGTTGATGATCACGCCTCGGCCGCTGAAGTACAGAGTGCCTGCTACCTCGGCAACGTCATAGAGTGGACGGTTGACGAAGCTGCTGGGTATGCTGACCTGCACCCAAGTGTTGGGATCTGGCACGTTGCCGCCGCCTACCCAGTTTACGTTTTCAGTGTACCATATGTCTGGTTGCCCATTGACATGTCCAACTGCTACCCACACCGAAGTGCTGACGTTGTTGACCAATATGTTCTCAAAGTAGCGAACGTTGTGGAACCAGCTGTTGGGATAAGGGTGAGTGAAAGCTTGGTCCCAGGTATAGGGGCTGCCGCTCTCGTTGATCAGTATCTGCGCTACCTGATCATCCAGCTCGTATTCACCTGGCAGGGTGTTGTCATCGTTGTAGATGCGCGAGCCCGCTATGGCAAATATGGGCCTGCTGCCTCCGTTTGTGCCCCAGCTGACACCCAGCGCAGTGAAGTTGGCATCCAACAGCCTGTCCGCTGTCCAAGAAACCAAATCGCCGCTGGTAGCGCTCCATCCGCTGTCGCTGATAGCCACGAACACGTTGCCAGTGCTGTTGGCAGTGACGCCCTGTGCCTTCATGTTGGGCGGGAATGGCACGGTGATCTGCGTGGCGCTGCTCCACAGATAACCATCCGTGCTGGTGGTGATGCCACTGACACCTATCACGCGATCATATCGCTGACCTGCACCTATGAGTATGCTCATCTCTGCCCCGCTGTGGGATATTTATGGATCACTTGATGCCGATCTTCATCCAGCGCACATATTGATCATCTGGATCGCTAAGTGGTATGCCTGCCAGCAACAGCGTTTCGCTCAGTGGATATTCGCTGTCAAACTCAGACAAGCTGTGCACGGTGTTGAAGCGGTTCTGTGGTTCGTTGCTGCGGCCCTGCATGGCCACCCAGGTGCCTGTGGGTATGTTTGATAACCATCCTGCGTTGCGCATGTTGTTGGTGCTGTTGTTGATCACCAAGCTGGGCGGTGGCACGTCATAGCCTATGGTGTTGGCATCTGCAGCCATGCTGATCAGCCTACCCTGCTTGTACAGCTTGGGCATGAGCTTTTTGCTGGTAGCCAAGTACTTTGGATTGAGGTCTACGTCCACCATTAACCTGAACGGAACCTGCTTGATCAGCATGAACAGTGCCATGTTACCATACCAGCTGCCCAGAGAATATACAGTGTTGAATTTGCTTATGTTTTCTTCGCGCATCAGGCGTTTTAGCGCCCCACACATCCATAGCTTGCTCAGCTGCAGGCTAGGCGCAAAGCTGCCTTCTAGCGTCTCTGGTGCGGATTCAGTAATCATCTAGTATTTAACGGCGGCCGCTGACGGCTGTGTTGCGCAGGATTGAGTTGTTGTGGCTAGATTTAACAGCTTTGACAGTGTTGCGCAGCTGTTCGATCAGCTTGGCCTGTTGTTTTACCAAGCGCTCTAGTTCCGTGATGCGTTCATCCATGTTCTGATGCTGCGTGCTCATGCGATTATTTACACCGGTAGGTTGCGAACATAGTGCCGAATGGGATCGTTCAGGTCCCTGGCTATGCGTTTCACGGAATAGATGCCAGTGCTGGGAAACGGTGCGTAATCATATACGAAATTGTGCGGCTGCCAGAAAGTCACGGGTTCTCCTGCGCGTATGAGGTCTATGAACTGCGTATCACCGAGGAAATGCTGATCATGCTTGAAGGCACAGTAGGGATGCGTGAAATTCTTACCACCAGTCAGTAACCAGCTGATTGTGGGAAAGTATGCTTCTTCCAGCGCCACGCTGCTGACGAAATCTGCGAGGTTGTTGTTCACGGCTGATATCTTAGCTATCTCGGTAAACAGTGCTCTGCTCCACCAACAGCCTTCCTGCAGATTTCCCAGATAGTGAGGTAAACCTGGCAATGCTGCTCGCAGCCGCTGCATGGGAGGCCAATGTGGATCCGTGGGTTGAGTCTCGGGCGTGAACCAAAGGCTGTGATCGTAAGCTGCGATGTGTTCAGGCATGCCCGTGCGCACGAAAAGCTCGCTGGTGTGCAGTATGGCCATGTGAGTGAAAGACAATCCCAGCTGCTCTGCCTGCTGGAAGTTGCTGACATGGGTTGGTACTTGGCTGTGCGCATGTTGAGTGTGCCAGCGGCGAGGATTCACATAGACATTGGGCAGCTCTGTGATGGTGCTGTCAAAACCATCCCAGACCAGATTCACGTGGATCATGATGGGATGATCTGGACCATTGAACCGCCGCACGTTGTCGATGGTGTCGCGTATGGTCTCGTTGGATTCATGCACTGGTAAGCTGAACAGCACTGTGGTCATAGCGCAGTTTACCAGACATAGATCGCTAGATCAACTGTCTTGCTCTAGATCCTTGAGGAACCTGTTGATGTCTGCTTCGCTATAGCCCAGCAAGCGCCCCAGCTCCCTGTGATATTCTGGTCCAGGATTCTGGCCATTCTTGTTCATATCATAGATCAGCTGTCCTATGCGCTTGACCCTGGCTTCCTGCCCTGGCTGTCCTATCACGTAGTAGCTGACATCCATGTTGGGCAAGCGCCATTTTTGCTTGATCCAATCATAGTGTTCCATGTTGGGTTCATAAAGCTGTTCGTACTGTCCCATGTCAAGGAACGTCACCGCTGGCTTGGTGCGTGCCTTCATCATCTCCAGTTCGTTCTCTGGTGTGCCATGCGGAGGACTGCCTTCTTCCAGCGGGTTCTTGGTAACCATGTACCACATGTTGGTGCCAGGAGGGAACTCAAAGTGAGACTCGCCTCGCACCCTGGCCTGAGCCATTGCAGCCTTGAAATGGCTTTCCCACCACTTGCGATTCTTGTAATCCTTGAGGCCCAGATAGCTGCGAGGATCTTCCTTGCGCAGTGCCTGCCACTGATCAGCAGTCATTGGTTCTTCTGACTCGTGAGCCTTCTTGCGGCCACGGCGCATGTTGATCTGCCAGCGAGCCAGCTGACCCTTGCGGCCTGGTGCTTTGGCTGCCTTTTCCAGCTGTGCCATGGTGGCTCCCTTGGGTATGCCATGCCGCTGGCTGTCGCCCTTGCGACCAGGACCCTTGCCATCTGCGAAGTTCTCGCTGAGGTTGTCACCTATCATCCATACCTTGGCTGGAATCTTGAGGATGTGCTTGGCATATCCCAAGCGTGTCTTGCCACCGATCAACCACAGCCTATCGCCTGTGTTGAGGATGATTGGCATCTCCACGGATCGTTCACGGAAGGCTTGTTCAGCTCTGGCCGCCTTGCCAGGTCCGCCTGGGTCTTGGTCTGATCTCAGAGCATGCATCAATGATGCTTCATCATGTGGAGAGTTCTCTATGTCAAGTGAGTGATCTGCGGGAATCGTGACCACCCTTCCCTGTTGTGCTGTGCGTAGCCAAGTAGCCTTGTCAGGGAAATGCTGCTGTAGATACTGCCGTACTTGGTTAGGCACGCCGGCAGCCTTGGATTGGAACTCTATCTCTTCCCACTCAAAATCAAGGTTTGGTTTGGTCCATGTGATTTGCTTGTCTTGTTCTTCTTCATTGACTGGCTTGGCATCCAGCGCGATCCACGCAGGACCCTTGTAACCATTGGGAAACTGCTTGAAGTGCTGTATGGTCCTGTGCCAACCTTCTATCAGCTCATACTGATTACCTACCTTCTTGAGTATCACGGGTTCATCCCTGACACCGCCTTGCTGAGCTGCCAGCGTGGCCTGAGTGGCATGGCGTTCAGCATCCTGTGGTATGCCATAGGGATTGACGGCGCCGCCTTGTCTCTCCTTGATGCGGCGCACCGTGTCTGGATCCAGGCTATCAAACGTGAAATGGAAATTGGGCACGAACTTCCAACGCGTCTGTGGAGTCATGCCCTCACCATCCAGGGTGCGTTGTATCACGGTCTTGGGATTGTCACCGCTGGCATCCCACTCGCCTCTGAAATGATTGTACATCCAATCACGCAGCACATAGTCTGGCCATGCAGGCAGATAGCTCTTGAGCCATTTCAAAGCAGCATCGCGAGTCTCTGTGATCTTGCCAGCACCAAGGCTCTTTTCGATGGCCGCAAGCTCGGGCCAATCCACGCCTTCATCGCGCAGCCTCTTGACTATCTTGGCAACTTCCCTGGCCAACCCGGCCTTGTAAAGCTTGAGCAAGTCACGTATCACGTCATCCTTGCCGTCTTCAAGGTCAACAAAATCTTCTAGATAATAATGCAGGCCCCAGTTTTCCAGCGCCTCCAGTGCCATCACCACTTCGCTGATGCCAGCATGCACGAGATTCTTGCTCACAAGACTGTTGATGAAGTGGCTCTTGCGATCCAGTATGTTGCTGATCTGGCGATCTGGCATGCGTATGCCCACGCTTTCTATCATGTCAGCTATTTGGTTCATCAACCCATAGTCAAAGAGATTGGCGTGTAGCTCATCTGTTAACAGGTCAGCGAGATCGGCCCTATGATCGTCAAACAGTGCCTTGAGCCTGGGATCGTCATTGACCGTGGCACGCGCATCTTCCATGGCCTCCAGCGCATCATATGGCAACCTGTCCTGCAGAGAGTGTGCCACGTTATCAATCAGCTGGTTCATCTTGATCTCAGCATCATAGTCTGCATCTTCGCGCACCGTGCTGACCACCTGAGATTCTTCCGCCTTGCTCTTGCCCCAGTTCTTGGCACCCTTTTTGCGGCACTGCACCAGAGCACCGCTGGCATAAGCGCTGGGCCATACCTTGTAGCGGCTCTTGACCTTGTAGTAGCAGGCGTCTTTCTTTTCCATCATCTGGCTGGCTTCATACATGGGGCCACCGCAGTGTGGGCAGGTTTTTGTGCTCTCTGTGGCATCCTCGTTGGCCACGCAGTTGGGCACTGTTCTGCCACCCTTGCGCTTGTTGCCTTCGCGATGATAACCAGTCCAGCAGGCCTCGTCTGTTTTGCTGCGCAGTCCCTGCACTGCAGTGGTCTTGCTGGGATCATCTGCCAAACCAAAATCTGCATGTGGCATGAACTGATTGATGCTGGCTAGTGTCAGCGGTCCCAGCTTGCCGTCAATATCAAGATTGGCACCGAACCTGTCGTTCAGCATGCGCTGCACACGGCGAGTGGCAGCCGACACTGCTGTGTCCTCTGCCATGCTCTCCTTGGTACGCACGTTCTTGGCCTTGCCCTGGCGATCGGCATTAGGATCTTCTCTGCGCTTGCGACGTGCTGCTGTGGCACGCTTCTTCTTGCCCAGCGCATGTGCCTTGGCTGCTGGCAAGCACTTGGGCTTGCCTTCCCTGTCGCTGCCACGAGCACATGCTCCTCTGATCTTGCCGTCTGGTCCGAAACGAACCCACTTCTGCTTGAACCAATCTCTGAGATTCTCTTCCAGTATTTCTTCATCAGCCAGCACATCGATGGCTTCATAGAAACGGCTGTCTACCTGCTTCTTGAGATCAGCTATGGCTTCATCGCGAGTGCGGCCCTGCTTTATAAGAGTCTTGATCATGCCGTCAATGATGGTCTTGGCACGCTTCTTCTTGGCTTCTGCTATTGGTTCCTGCACCTTGGTGCCAAAGCTGTTGATGATCTGAGGCTTGTCGCCTTCGCCGGGACGGAACATCATGTGAGGCGTGAGACCCTGCTCAGTCATGTCATCGTTCCACTGGAAGATGTCCACGTATACGTTGCGAGCGCTCAGTGCAGTTGGTCCCCAGATCCTGTAGGTCTTGCGCAGCGCAGGCAGCATGCCTTCAACTGAGAAGGTGCCAGTGCGTGCGTTGGTGGCAAATCTCACGAAGCCTGCCAGGAAGGCCTGTGCTAATCTCATGCCATGCTCGCTGCGCAGATGGTCTTCGTGACCATGGAATGGCACGTATTCAACCTTGCGGTCTGGCGTGATCCATCCACCGTACTCGTTCATGTCAAGCCAAGCTTCGTCCAGGCTTTCCTTGGTCTGTTGAGTGTAGCTGGGCTGTGTCTTGGCGCTCGTGGCCTTGACAGCTGCCACCAGCAGCTTGTTGCCCGCTGCCACAGCATTGTCCAGGGCCTCTTGCCTGCTCTTTGCCTTGATGCCTGCGTCTTTGAACAGCCGGCGATCGCGCACGTCAGCAGTGGGATTGGCCAGAGGTTTGCCATTGTGATGGTATTCGGGATCTTGATAGTGCTGTAGCATCCATTGGTTCACTGCTGCTCTATCACGCAGGAACTGCAGCTTGGGATGGTTTGGTATGGCGCTTTTAAGAAGCTTGTAGAAAGCTGCCTGTCGTTCTGGGTGTGCGTCCATGTGCTGTACCAACAGCCAGGCTGCGAAAGGAGCAGCAGGGTAATCGCCATTGCCTTTGTCGCCGAGGTCGCTGAATATCTGCGACTTGTTGGCATCGATAAAACGCCACACGCCTTCTTGCCACGGCGCACGCTGTGTTGGATCTGCATAGGTTTGATCTTCTGCCATCAGCTTGTTGAGACGATCTCTCAGAGCAGCTGTGGTCATGTTGGCTGCTTCTTCAAGTCCTGCCTTGAGCAACAGGTCGTAATAGTAGAGATTCTCACCCAGATGGTCCAGTGCTATCTCGCGAGCTATGGCAGGATCTGTAGTGTGCTCCATCTCGACCTTGGTGCCCTTCTTCAGCTGGCGCTTGACCTCTGCCACACCAACGGTGTACTTCTTGGCTAACACTGCTTCGGTGGGGGTGTTGCTGCCTGGCAGTGAGCTTTCATGCAGTATCCAAGTGTCGGGTATCTCGCCGTATTGGTCCACCCACATGTCATGCAGCTTCTGTCCGCTGATGCCGTGCGCCTTGGCTACGCTGGTCATCAAGCCATTGATGATGTCATACACAGCGCCCTTGTCGTCGGCATTCTTCTTGATCTGTCGCTTGCGGCTCAGCAGCGCAGCTTTAAGCTCTGGCACTGCCTGCGCATCCTTGGTGTGGTCCATGTTCTCGAATGTCTTCTTGTTCTGCACGGCCTTGTACTGTGCGGCCCGTGCCATCTTCTCGCGTTGCTCAGGCGTCTTGCCTGCGAACTTTGGATGCTTGCTGGCCTTGAACACAGCTACCCACTTTTCCACTGGATCCTTATTGGTGAGACCTTCACGTATGTTACCAGGTGACTCGCC